TATACCCGTCTGCTTATGCCAACGGATGGCTAGTGCAGGAGTACAAGCGGCGCGGCGGCAAATACCGAGCCTCCAATGCCAAGTAAACCAAAAGGCGGTCTAGGACGCTGGTTCGCCGAGAAGTGGATTGATCTGAAAACCGGCAAGCCGTGCGGACGCCAGAAAGGCGAGACGCGAGACGGCTATCCGGCATGTCGTCCGTCCAAGCGTGTCAGTTCCAAGACTCCTAAAACCGTTGGTGAAATGAGTTCCACGGAAAAAGCTCGTTTCAAGCGCGAGAAAACCAGCTCATCCAAAATCACCTATCGTCACAGCAGATGATCATATAAAAGGGCAACACGCCTTTGTCTGCCCTTCCACTCAGATAATGGTTAGGCAGACAAACAACACATTTCTGATATGGGAACTCCACTCACAGGCAGCACGGTCTCTTCGACTTACACCTCTCTCCTCAAGACCGCAGACACCACTCCCTTCAGCTCAACGCTGAAAACAATCTGTGACGGCGCTGGAAACAGCTCGAAATTGCAAGTATCGACTCTCGGCGTAAAGAGTGACGGCACTTTTGAATCACAAGGAGCAGCAACCCTCTCGTCCACCCTCGCCGTCACCGGAGCAACCACCCTCTCGTCGCTTTCCACCAGCGGTAATGCCTCCGTAGGTGGCGCTCTCAACGTCACCGGAGCAACCACCTTGGCGGGATTGACCATGACCGGCAACTTGTCGGTCCCAGGCACCCTTTCCTCCACCGGCAACTTCGCGGTCAACACCAACAAGTTCACGGTAACATCGGCTTCCGGAAACACAGCCGTCGCCGGCACTTTGGATTCCGCAGGGGACTTCAAGGTAGCCACCAACAAGTTCACCGTCGCAGCCGCCACAGGTAACACAGCGGTCGCAGGGACGCTCGGAGTCACCGGAGCAAGTAACCTGTCGACTCTGAATGTCAGCGGCTTGTCTCAACTAGCCGAACTCGATGCACTCAGCGATACTACGGTCGGAGGAACACTCGTCGTCACGGGGGCAACCACGCTCTCGTCCGTAACAGCAAGCGGAAACGCCACGCTCAACGCAAACACCACTCTTGGTGATGCTGGAACCGACACCCTGACGATCAACTCCGACAACGTCACGCTTCCGAATGTCAGCTCGGCCACAATCGATTTCGCAAACGATACCCTGCTCATCAGGGACAACAGCGCATCCAACAAGGTCAGAACCGCAACGATGGCTCAGATTACGCCTCAATGCGTTCAGACCATCTACCAAAGCATTCAATCGTACACGGCTGTCAATACAGGGCCTGGAACCGAAATATCAGTTCTTACAACTTCCATCACTCCAAGATCATCAGGTTCAAAACTGTTGATAACCATAGTTCTAAACTATTGCATGTTTCAAGGACACAGAGGTGTTTTTAGACTTACAAGAAACGGAACAGAAATTGGATCCAATTTAGAAGGAGCAAGTCTTTACGGCATTGCACCTGTTTATCAAGCAACTGCAGGTTTTGATGGAATTACAAACACGGTGATTCAATTCTACGATACAAGCCCTGTCGCTGGATTAAACACCTACAAAATCAATGTGTTTTCAGCAGGTGCTGGCAGTATTTTTACAGTCCTAGAGTTGAATAGAAATCTAGACGATGTTGGTAACGGTCCAAATAATTTCGACAGAGCTAGGACATCTTCCACGATGACCATTCAAGAGTTCTTGGCATGAAACCTTCCGATGTAGCGCAGGCCGCCTGTGACAAGCTCTCGTTCACGGATGCGGCCACCATTGCGTTGGCCAACAAGTTCTGCATCCGTCGCTACTCGATGATCTGGGACTCCTGCCTCTGGAACGATACTCTCGGGGTCATTTCCACTTCCGTCACCAACGGTACGGAACTCGTCACCCTCGACCAGACCGTCAGCGCCACCTACAACTCTGGGTCGGGCTACAACATGTTCCTCGACTTCCCAGTCGCCATCCGATTCACCATTACCGGAGAAACCGACGGCATCGAGATTGCAGCCGCAGAATGGGTCTCGTTCTTCCAACTAGATCCCAACACCTGGAACAACGTGGACTCCCGCAAGTCCACGCCCAACAACTTCGTCAACTGGGTACGCATCATCGGAGCCTCCTACGGCGAAGCCGGTGTCCCGCGCATCAAGCTCGTACCCACACCCAACACCGACGGCACACTCTTCATCTTGGGCAAGAAGCAGTCCCAGATGCGCCAGTTCGGTGAGGCAACCGCCATCTCCAACGACAGCGACTTTGAACTGCGTGGTGTCGAGAACGCCCTCATGGCCTACACCGAAGGCGATCTCCTCGAATACTCCCGGCAATACGGCAAAGCCCAAGCCAAATTCCAAGAAGGTGCCGCTCAGGTCTCCATTATGAAGGACATGGAGCGCGGTCAACAGCAGCAGATCAGTCGCATCATCCCTGACAGCCTCTACGACTACACCTTCCAAGACATTCTCTGATGCCCTTCCAGTCCTCAGACGCACTCGATGACCAGATGCTTCTGGATGGAAGCACCGGGTTCTCTACCGGCGTCATTTCTGCCACCCGTCCAGATGCCATCCCTGCAACCAGCATGGAGTCGGCCATCAATATGGACTATGACGATTTTGGAAACATCGTCACCAGAGTCGGTAGTTCATCCCTCTCAGGCAATCCAGCCATTGATAATTGGGAAAACATCGTACAAAATTGGGAAACGGTCTCCTCTTTCTACGGATCCAATCTTCCGACCAACGCTACGGTATTCTCCGGTTTCTATTTCGATACGGCAGCATCCGAACGGCTTGTCATCGCGGTTAACGATACCGTAACCAAAAGCCTCTACTACGGGTCTCCAACTGCTTCTTACGCTCTGATCTCAGGGGCATCGATCTCATCCTCGTCCACCTACGTCTATTTCGCGCAGCTCAACGACAAGCTGTTCTACTCGGATGGAGTCGGGGTACTCGCCTATGTGTCGAGTGCCAACGCCTATGCAGCGGTCGCGGCCGGAAAAATCAGTCGCATTGATGTCATCAATCAAGGCAACAACCTTTCGACCGTCCCAACCATCACCCTTCCCGCTCCCCCAAGCGGAACGACCGCAACAGCAGAAGCCATTGTATCCGAAGGACAACTTGTTGCCATCAACATCATCAACCCGGGCAGCGGTTATACAACCGCCCCTGCGGTGACAATCAGCCCTGCTGGCGGTTCTCACGCAGTCGCATACGTCTCGCTCACACCCCCGTCCAAGCCGCTCTATCTCGTCAGCCACACCAACAGGCTATGGTGTACTTCGGGCGATACAGCAAATCCGCCTGACACCCTCTACTTCTCGGACATCCTCGACGGAGAATCGTGGGATCCTCTTGGCTCGGTCAGGATTGGGGGCGATGGAGATCCCATCAAGGGGCTCTATTCTTGGTTCGGATATCGCCTCGTCGTCTTCAAGGAACGCTCCATCTGGGCCGTCGATGCCGACCCAACCCAAGATCCAGCAGACTGGTCCGTGATTCTTATCAGCGGCAACATCGGATGCTCCTCGCATCGGTCCATCGCCGCTGTCGGACCTGATGTCTTCTTCCTCGCCCGCGACGGTGTCCGCTCCCTCCAACAGATCCAAGCAGGTACTCAGACCAGCATCGGGCTCGCACTCTCCAGCCCCATCAACGATCTCATCAGCAATATCAACAAGACCAAACTGGACCTTTGCGATGGCGTATTCTGGAACAACAGATATCTGCTGGCGGTTCCGTTCCTGAGCGATGATCCATTCATTCTCGGAACAGAAACCGAGTCTGCGTTGCTTACCGAAAACTCCGTCGAGATCGCACTCGAAGGTGCCCTCAACCAGAACAACGCGATCCTTGTCTACCATACGCTGGCCAGCTCTTGGCTTGGCTATTGGGACAACTGGATTGTAAACGATTTCATCCCCACCTCGTTCTCGAATCTTGGACCGATCCTCATGTTCGCTGGAGACATTGTCTCGGTCGCTGCGGGCGCGGGCCAAGTCTGGTCCTTCAACGACTACTTCCCAGGAACCCGTACCGATCCATTCGCATCATCGGTTTATCTCGATGGCGGATCCGGCTACTCGTCCACGGTCATCACAAAGGCATACAATTTCAACGAGCCGATTCCGGAAAAGATCGGCTACAGCATCCAGTTTGCTTTCGACAACCCGTACACGACCTCGAACACAACCGCCGCAATCTCGCTGGCCAAGAACATGAGCGGGACATTCTCCGCTCTAGATTCGGCTCTTTCGATCACCAACTCCCAGAAGTTCCTCAAAGCCTACAACCTCATCAGCCAAGGGCGCTGGAACACCCTGCAATTCAAGGTTGTGACCGCAAGCGGACGATTGTCCCTGCAATCCACAATTCTGTCCGGATTCGTCGATTCCATTCGCCCGCAGCAATGAACCCTCACCCGACCATCATCGCAGCCGCCAAGCTGCTGAAGCAGAAGTGGCCCACTTGTTCCACATGGAACAATGAGGAG